GGTTGGCATCGCGCAGGTTGGCTTTAGATCCGTTTGCACCAAACGAAGTCACCCACACTTTGTGCTCATCCAGAATTTTTGATAATTCAACAGAGTTCATTTTGTTAATCCTTTTGATAGTCGTAATAAGCAGGAATCGATTTGCCGCGCATTTTCTGGTGCGCGTTAATCAAGTGGGTAGGGTGGTTAACCGGCTTCTTGTATGCCGGGTTGCGCTTGCGTTCGGTTACTTCCGGCTTCTTGTCGCGGAGAGCTACGAGCGAAGTGGCTCGGTCAACGCGGCTTGCATGCTTGCGTGATTCTTCCTGAGAAGCGTCAGGAGCCTCGCAACCTAAAATTGAGTCGATGATATTGCAGATAGCGTCACGCTCGATAGCGAGCTTTCTGCGCCGCTCATGACGGCGAGTTTTAGCGTTACCAGCTGATACTGAAGAACCGTATTGGATAACCGTCATGGCTTTGTCCTCGTGTGAAATGGCTTTGGTGGTATTGCTCGCATCTCATATCGCGCAACCTGCCACACCCCAAACCCATTTCGGTTGGTATCTGTTCGCGCTTTGTCAGCGCACCGTCGAAGTTAAAGAGCGATGCCAATCTGTTCCGTTTGGCTACCAGCGTCCTGCTGTTGAGGTAAAGATACAGATAAAACTGTAATGGAGTCAACAGATAAAACTGTAAAATTAATCGATTTAAACAAATGTGTTTGTTTTTAAAGCAAATAATTTTCGCTACTTTCTTCGCAAAATCCCGTTTATAACTGATTGTGATATGCTTTATTGATCGAGAAATGGGCGGTGGAGGTTATATGGATGACGAAAAGGCGGGTTTAATTCTGAATGCGATAGGACTTGCCGTGGTTGATTTGGTCGCTGCTCAGGTGCCTATAACCAAAGATAACCTTGTGGAAAGGTTGGAGCACAACAGGAGGGTGACCGGGAATGTTATAGGAAAGGGAGCTAACAGGGATGCTGCGGAACTGGTAAGGAAAGGGCAATAAAAAACCCGGCGCGGTGGCCGGGTTTAGATGGGTTAAATACTACTTACCAGAGTTTCAATCGCTTTGCCATATCTCTCAAGAGGCTCATTGTTGATCTGAGGCTCCGTATCATGAATCTGATAACGACCGGGCGCGATATCAAAAAGTGGCCGCCCAAGATGAGAGGAAACTATTGCAACTGAATGATTATCTGGGACAGTAAATGTCTTCAAATCTCCCCCTTGAAATGCATTAGGCTTAATTCTCCGTAAGTTTTCAGCTCTACTTAGAATTTCGTCGAACATAGCTGAAAATGCTTTACTTGCCCTTTTGTCATATTCAGTTGAACGATTGAACACCAGAGAGTGAATCACAGGAACTGACAATCCAAACTGAACGCATCGGTCATAAAAGTTTACCGACCGGTAATCATTTTGAACTCCAACCCCGTAAACTAATTGGCTGAGGTTATCAACAGCCCTTGCAGAAGAACCATCACTAGAACAAGGTACAATTATTGCGTTTGCCGCTATTAAAGAAAGCTCGGTATAGGCAGAGAAACTGGGATTACAGTCAATGAAGCAGACCGTATCTTCGATGCCTTGTTGCTGGGCGCACGCCACCAAAAGGTCACGAAGCCAAAGATGAATATTCTTCCATGAATCAACAGGAAGATTCACGCTGCTTAGTTGGTTTATTACCTGAGCCTGAACCTCTAGACTTGGATCTCCAGCAATCAGAAATACGTTTGCTGGAACGTGCTGGTTTGTCTCACTTACAGGAATCAAAAAACTTGTTTCAGCGCCAGTTAGCATGTGCGGGCTTCTGGTTCTTCGGTCAAAATATCCGCCAATGGTCTTTCTTTGCCGGATTAAATCCGCAAGTCTAGCTGCACCAGTACCATTTCCGCCGAGCAAAATCTCAGAAAGATTTGCCTGCGGGCACATGTCAGCAAAAATCACACGCTTATCTGGATTTTGGCGGGCAAATTCTGTTGCCATAGCGAAAGATAAGTAGGTTTTACCCACTCCACCTTTGTTATTCCAAATGGCGTACGATTTCATCGTATCTTCACTACCTTGACCTGTCTGTTGCACTATATTAGTCATTCTACATGTTCCTTATGAACATACCATGAGATAAAATTTTCAACTAAACCTGTCAACTTCCTTGCAATAACATCAGCTGCCTCAACCTACTCAAAGATATCCTCAGGCCATTGAGCCTTAACTACCTTGCCTATGATGCTGACTATCTCTTCCGGCGATAAATACGGTGCTCAACCATCGTCCCGATAATCTGGATGTGGCGATCAATGCTTCGCATTACAGGATAATCGTCGTTAAGCGGTATCAATTCAAAGTGCTGCCTGCCATCTTCTGCAAGAGTGGTTGGGCGGTATTTCTTGAATGTGGCCTCGTGTTCGCCATTTTTCGCAACCACAAACTCCCCAGGGGCTGGTTCGATTTCCGGGTCCACGATTATCACATCACCAGCCTTAAAATCAGGCTCCATAGAATCGCCAACAATCTTTAGAGCAAAGGTGTATTGCGACCAGTCCATGTCAGTCATGACGTACTCGCATGAGCCATCAAGGGCCTCTATTGGGCCTTTAGTTGCCATTTCGCCAGCTTGTACATAGCTGATCAATGGAATCCTCCTTGTGTTCACCTCGCTAACAGGCTGGAAGTTGCCACCATTAACCAGCCATGAGGGGTCACAGCGAAGAGATTCAGCAATGCCAACAATGTTCCTGGGCTTTAATGTCTTTCCTTCCTCAATACTCGCCCAAGATTGCTGCCTGATTCCAGCTTTTTCTGCTGCTTCAGTTTGCGTCAAACCCAGCTCAATTCTTCTTTGTTTTACCCGTTCTGCAAGGCTCATAGCTTCCTCTCCATTTCCTCACATCGTCACAGTTAAAGCTGTATTTGACAAACAGAACTAACTGTTAGACAATACAGATAAAACTGTGGAGGTGAGTAATGAATACAATTTCCGAACGCCTCAAACAGAAGCGCATGGAGTTGAATCTGACACAGGCGCAATTAGCTGAGAAAGCTGGGATGAAGCAGCAATCAATACAGCAAATTGAAGCAGGTTCTACGCAACGTCCGCGCTTCCTGTTTGAGCTTGCCGCAGCTCTCCAGTGCGACCCGCTCTGGTTACTGTACGGCAAGAAACGCGGCTCCAGGGCCGCCTAAGCAGTACCCGCTCTTTATCAATCTGAACCGCCGACAACGCGGTAACTCATTTAAGTGGCAGACCCCACGGTCTGCACACGTATCTAAACCACAAAGGAAGAATACCGAATGGAACTTACAAGCACACGCAAGAGAGCCAACGCAATTACCAGCAACATTTTCAACCGCATTGCTATTCGCGGTCAGAGAAATATCGCATCGCAGCTGGGCGTTGATGAGTCGCAAATTACTCGTTGGAAATCCAGCATGATCCCGAAGATGTCGATGCTGTTGGCAATTCTGGAATGGGGAGTGGAAGACGAGGAATTATCGAATCTTGCAAAGCAGGTAGCACTGCTTCTTACAAAAGAGAAAGCGCCCAGCTGCGGTAACAGCATGGACGCTTAGCAAACTGTGTTACGCCAACACAATCAACAGGAGACATTTTAATGCGAAAACGCAGGAAGTACCAGGAAAAAGAAGAGATTCGGCACCCTGAATCACCTGACGGGTTGGTTGTAGCGGCAGCCAATAACAGATCGTTCGCTGAACGGTTCATTGGTGTTTATCGACTGGCTAAGGCAGGAGTGAAGAATGGGCGTCGTTAAATTAGCAGACTACCGGCAGCAAGAACGCCGCGTAAACCAGCAGGAGGCAGCCGGTATGGGGTTTGTCTCTATACACCGCCAGTTTATGGATAGCCGACTCTACAAGGACTCTCAGGCCGTGCATCTTTGGGTGCATCTCATCCTCAAGGCAAACCATGAGGATACCGTCGTAAACACCGATGTTGGACCGGTCACCGTTGAGCGTGGGCAGATGATTACAGGTCGCCCGACACTGGTCAGCGAAACGTTCATTCCCGACAACAAAGTTAAGAGCCTCCTGCGCAGTTTTGAGGCTAAAGGGATGATTACCGTCACGTCGATGCAGAAGAAATTCAGCCTCATCACCATCGTAAAATATGACGATTTTCAGGCTCAAAATTGTCCAACGAATGTCCAATACTTGTCCAACGCAAACACCAGTAAAAATGCGGCTCTCAGAGCTGTTTGTCCAAGCGATGTCCAACGTTTGTCCATAAACAATAATATAAATAATAACTCATTACCTAAAGGTAATGA